TACAGTTTTGGAAAAAGATGCACCGTACTGGAGGGTTCCTTCAGTTAGCGCCACTTATGAATATTCAAGGGCGAAAGGGGGTGCTCATACGGATTTATTATCTGTACATGAACCTACTGAAACTGTGGGGGGGTATACACTACGTCCACCTGACGATGAACATGATGTTTGGTGGGTGGAGTCCATCCCATCTTTTATTAATTATTGTCAACTCAGAAATGAGTGTACATTAGATCTCTATAGAACCACGGCCATATGTGCAAAAGTACATAAAGTTCTTGAACCTTTTAAGGTTCGTCCTATTACGGCCGGTCAATCTAAGATTTACCATTTGGGTAGACTTATCCAAAAACCTTTGCACCAGCGACTGAGAAGTCGCAAAGAATTTCAATTAATTGGTGCCGAGCTTACACAACAAGTTATTTTTGATAACTTTGTAGGCTCAAAGGTAATGAGGAGTAGTCGGTTCCATTATCTCCGTCGCGAACTGCGCAGAGAAAATATAAGGAACCTTATCCTTGGGAAACCTATATTGACATCCACAGACTGGTATATTCGAACTTATATATCCGATATATATTTTACTGGTTTTGTGGCTGGAGATTTTAAGTCGGCAACGGATGCTATGCATCCAGATATTCCAAATAAATTTTGCCTGACAATGTTATTGGGTGGTAATGTGTCCTACGCATATTATGAATTAATGCGAAAGTTATTAGGACCACATAACCTGGACTATGGTGAAACCCCGGAGGGTTTTGATGATTGTGTCCTCCAGACACATGGGCAACTTATGGGATCACCGATCTCCTTCCCGGTCCTTAATATAGCAAATGCTGCTGTACTTTGGACCAGTGTTAATGAATATTTGGGAAGAGAGGTCAGTTGGGAGTTTGTCCTTAAGCACTATCGGCCATTGTTTAATGGTGACGATGTCACATTCCTCTCGAATCCGTTTCATTATAGGATTTGGATGAGGATAGCAAACAGTGCTGGGATGACTCCTTCCCCCGGAAAGAACTATTTCTTTGATGAAATCGTTCAGATTAATTCAAGAAATTTCCGGATGAAATTTGCCAATTATAGGGAGGATGAGTGGGAGTGGGGTTCGGATTATGGACAAGATATCCGTGAGGTAATAGATACCAGCGAAATATTTGTTTTAAATGCTGGGTTACTACATGGACAAGCAAAAGTTCTAGGTGACACAAGAAAAGTCACTAAAGATAGTCTAGAATCGGCGGGTGATCAATATAATGATTTAATCAGAAATGCCGACCCCGAACTACTTCCTCGAATCATTGAGACTTGGAGTAGATGGATAGTACCTCGATTGAAGGGGAGGAATAGGTCCTGGCGGTTACCAGTTGAGTTAGGTGGTTTAGGACTTCCTATTGGTGGAGAGCCAACTGAACAACAGTTAATTATGGCTATGGGGATCATGTGTGACCCTCTCTCACCTTGTTATAGGGAAAGTCGTGAGGTGGCGCCCTTTATGCTAGAAGCAAATAAATTTTGCCGAAGCTACTTAAAAGTAAGGGGTATAAAATCAATTCCGGGGTTCTTTAGAGGACCCTTTGATGTTTTAAATAAAAAGGAATCTGATATTTATAAATCGCCACAATTTGGCCACTTATTCCTAGGTGCAAAAAGTGAAGTTGTCTCAAACAATGGATCTGAGTACCTGGACAAAAGGTTCGCCTGGGCTGCTTCGAAATTTAGACGTATGGGTATGGAACCCATGTCCCTCGAGATATATAATAAATTAATATCGGGTGAATTGAAATATTACCCGGGAGGGATTGATTACAACGTCGAAATCACGAGATTGAAGCCATCCTACAGTTCTGATGACATGCCAATTGCGATAATGTGATTGTGCTCATTGGAACGTATCTTCTTCGGTATATGGAGGGGCTGATTTAGTTCAGTGCCTCTTGTGAAGGAAGCCATGATAATCTAAACATGGACATATACCAAGTTGGAAT